TCTCTCTATCTCAATAGATTTTAAAGCGCTTCTTGCTTCTTTTTGCTTCTGCCGTATCTGTTCGTTAATCGAATTAATTTGAGCTTGTTTATCTAAGCCCTTCAGAGATTCAATATATAGGTCAGTCTCTTTACGTGAGTTATGTATATCTCCCGAAGTAGCAACCATTATAACGCCTAGAGCTACTATAGCCGCCCCTACTAAATAGATAGGGTTGAGTAGCATAGCAGCGTTAAGAAGTAGCCAGGCATCCCTTGTGCCTTTAATTCCAGCAATGAGCTGAGGGATAGCAATTAACAGAGGCCCCACTACAGCGAGTAAGCCGCCTATAACTAAGATGTTCTTTTTAGTAGAATCTGAGAGAGCTGTAAACTTTTGAGCTAATTGAATAACCTTATCTAGTAGCTTGTTAACTATTGGCAGTAAGTCCTCAGCTAAAGCAGCCCCAGCGAGCTTAAGGTTGTCCAGGGCTGTGCTGAATTTTCCCGAAGCTGTTTCGCTGAGTCTTTCCATAGCTCCCTCAGCCATTCCGCCCTCCTCTGATAAGCTCTTTAAGTATTCATTGAATTGCTGAACAGTAACGGCGCCAGCTCCGAGCTCTGAAGGTAGAAGCCCGGTAGCGTCTGCTAGTCCTTTGAATACAGGTATCCCCCTCTCTGCTAATTGGTTTAGATTCTCAAGTTCTACTTTACCTTTTGCATTAACCTTAGCGAAGATTGCCGCTATCTCGTTAATGGGCTGCCCTGTAGTGGCTGCTATGTCTCCGAGAAATTGTAGTTGATCGTTTACTTTGCTTATCTCTGTACCTGAAGCTATAAGCTGACGAGCTGACGTGGCAATGGCGTCTATTTGAAACGGCGTTTTAGCTGTGAACTCGTTGAGCTCCTTCATCATGTCAGCCGCTTGCTTCGCCCCTCCTGTAAGAGATATAAAGCCTACCTCCATTTTCTCTAAGTCGGCGGCGCTTTTGACTGCCATAGCTCCGATTCCTAGAATAGGCAGCGTTATGGCTTTAGTCATTTGCATGCCTAGCTTCGTAAAGTTAGAAGTCATGGACCTCATGTTACGCTGAACTAAGCCTAATTTACTATTGAGCTTTTTAGTATTTGCCCCAATATGTACAACTAAATCTCCGAGCTTTGCCATTTACTTTTTATTTTTCGCCAGGCTCTCCAGGATCCTAAACCCGTCTAGCTGTGGCTTTTTCTTGTCTGCTTTCTCCCATGGAAAGACAGCTAAATCTTTTGGGGTGATCTTCGCCCCTTTCTTTGTGTGTACGTTTAACATTAGAGCCGTTTGCCACCTGGTCCGCTCCCAATCTGAGCGCTCCCGGATCTCTGCACTTTGTCTCTTACCTGTCACAGCGTTACCTAGCTCCTCGAACGTTAAAGAGTAAAGAGCCGCTGGAGCTAAACCTAATAAGCCTAGCCCCAGCTCCTCTATCTTGTTCCACGTTAGAGGTTCTCTTTTACCTTTTTTTTTGATTCAGCTTTAGAGTCTCCTCCCATAGCCTCCTCCATAACTTTGACTAACTTAGGTAAATCTTGTACCTCAATTAGCCCTAGCCATTCGTCTACACTCAAATTAAAGTCCATCCCTTGAGCCGCACAGCCATCAACTACGAAGTAGTATATAAGCTCAGGTATTAAAGTAACATCCGAAGCGTCAACCTCAACGACCTTAACCCCTGTAGCTTTCTCAAAGTTCCGCCAAGCTCTTAAAGTAGCTTTGACAGGATAGCTTTTATTATCGAGTGTAATATTCATTATGGTATAGCTGTGTATTCTAGAGTCTCAACTAATTGTACCGTAGCCGAAAATGAACTATTATCTTCGGTACCCCCTGAAAGGTCTAGAGAAGTAATATATCCAGCAGCTTTAAAAGCCATGTCTCCAGAGTTTGGAGTGGAGCCTGAGCCTACAATATGAGTTAGAGATACATCTAGCTTAGTTTTTAGTTTTTGAAAAGAGAAGATCTCGGCAAAGCCTACAGTAGCATCGCTCGCAAACATCCCGGAGAATGTAATTGACGCCTCCATCATGCCAGGCAGTAAATCTTTGTACCCCGCGTTGGATTTTGTCGTTGTGTCTCTCATGTCTACTGAAGAGCTCACACTACAATCGGTTAAGTTGTTAATCATGAGCTCTGCGCCCCCTTCAGCGGCTAGCGTGATCTTTAGATCGGAGCCGTTTATAATTCCTGTTGTTTCAGCCATTTTAGTTTAGTTTTTTTTATTTTTCTTTTTGCGCTTGTCACCTCCGACAATAGCAGTTATCATTAAGTCTATAAATCCGAATATTTTAACCGCTGGATTGTCTGACGGTACGAGAGAGAAGATAGCCCTCGCTGCTATTAATAGAGCAAAGACTATGCTTTGCCAATGGTTTAAAAGTAAATCTTCCATTTATATGTTTTTAATTCTTATTGAGTAGTCCTGGATAGCAGCCCAAAGCTTACGAGCTTCATTAACATCCATTTGTTCATTAACGTAGTTAGTGCTCTGAATCTCTATCGTGTTGTACGTTCCTGTTTTACGGTCCAGGGCAGCTCTTACACTCACCCCTAAATCAACAGCCTTGTTGTAAGTATCCTGGAAGCCGTACACCTCTATACTAGCTGTATCTATATCTCCGTTAGCGTTTTTAGTGTCGCTAGGTGAGTTACTGACTACAGAGTACACTACGTAAGGAGCGTCTATATTTGGGGGGGCGAGCTCAGGGAAGATCTTAGTTAAGGCCATCTCTTCTATTGAGATGTTTGTTAAAACAACATCAACATCAACTGCATCTCTTAAAACATAGCTATAATTTGCCGTTGTTGGGCTGCTTAAATATAAAGTATTACTTCCTTCCTGAATTGAAGATGTATTAATACTTCCTATCTGAAATCTCGCTTTACCGCTTCCAGCTGCATAAGTAGCCTCACATGAAATTTTATAGAATTTGCCACTACTTACAACATCTTGCCGTAGCACAAGCAAAGGAGTCAAAGCACCTGCGACAAACCTTGCGCCTGTTTCAATAAATTCAACGTAGTGAGTAGCATCAGTATTTTCTACAGTCCACCCCTCGCCGAGTTCTTGAACGGTGATGTTTGTGATAGAAAAAGAATCTGCTGCATCATACCTCCCTGAAATATCGAATTGAGTATTTGAATATAAAGATGAGAAATATCTTGTGTATGTTCCAGCTGTGAAATCTTCCCAAGAAGCAGTAATATCTTGGTTTGTAACGCCAGTTGCCCTCATTAAAATTCTTACTGGAGAACCTACAACATCATCGATTGTAAACGTTACTTTATAAGATTTATTTACTCCGAAAGATATTGATTGATTTATATTTTCATTTTGGGTTGCTGAATCGGCATCCCATATTGCTTTATCTTCTCCTATACTCCAACCATCGTTAATAGTCCAATCCTCTCCGAGTTCTTTAATAGATACGTTGTCGAATTGGGTTTCAAAAAGCTCTGTTCCGTCAAAGTTTAAAGTTAAATCACCCGTGCCGAATCCTTGAAAATACAAGGTGAATGTTCCGCTTCCCGTTAATGTAGTAACAACAACCTCAGAGCTACCCCCGCCCCTATTAATAGAGCCTAAAAAACAAGTCCCACTATTTACTTTATAATCAAATGTTAAAACATAGCTTTTATCAAGTGCAAGGTTTCCGTCAAAACCAAGTCGAGGATAAGAAGAACTTGAACCCGCACCCGTAACTGAAAACAACCCATCTTGAGTTCCTGATATTGGTGCTACTGTGTTTAATGCCCAAGTGTAAACAGTACCCGCACCACCTCCATTAAGTGTACCAATTAAACCGCTTTCAAAGTTTCCACCTACAACACCTTCCACCCCCGCACTAAAATCTCCGTTCGTCATCTTCTCTACCCCATCCGTAAAGCTCCCATTCTGTACAAGCTCCGTTCCTGTCGGCGCGTAGTCCGTAGTATTGAATGGAAAGTTACTTTGTACGTCCGTAGATTGTGACAAGATGTTATATATCGCTTTCCCTACCTTCATAGCCCTTTAACGTATTTAGCGAAGTTTCTTTTTAGCAAGATTATTTGTAGCTTCTCGCTTCGGCTTTTAGTGGCTTTCTGTCCTCTAGAGAATACACCGGTGTTTTGTGTTCTGTGCTTACCTCCAAATCTTTTAGCAAAATCTCCCTTCTCTACGATATGAGCGTAAAAACCGTCTGCGTATTTTGTAGTTTTACCTCTTCTACCTATCGCTTTAGTTCTTGGTCCCGCGAGTATTGTATTACTATCTTTTGATGGCTGCCATGTACCGCTAGATCTTCGGAGCTGTCCTTTCTTAATCTTTCGACCTCTTAGCGAAGTGTCTTTGTCCAGGTCTTTTACATTAGCCTTTAAGTAATTGGCATATACATCCCCCACCCTCTCCCCTACAGCCTGAAGAGCCGCCGAGTCTTTTATGCTCCACTTAGCGAGCTTGTCAATGTTCTTGTAAAGCTGGTTAGCTCCTGTAATCGTTACACTCATCAGTTCACAAGTAATTCAGTTATTACTCTGAGCTGCTCACTACGTCCTAGCTCCTGGACTCCTAAGATCTCGTATATTTTAGAATCGTAGCTTATCCTGTACGAAGGTGAAAGCAAAGCCACTTGTGAGCTATTGCGGATCATAAACGTGACGGATTGAAAGCTTACTACTTGCTCTCCACTATTGCGCTCTGAAGCTGAAGGCTTGCGCTCTATAGCTGCCCATACCGTAGCGTAAGTACTCCAGGTCACCGTACGCTCTCCATAGTCGTTAACTACTGACGTAGGTTGCTGGAGTATTACTCTTCTATCTAGAGCCCCTATATTCATTTTAGATTAATGATTCTGTAGGGATTGATAATAGCTTTAACTCCTAGAGGAATCTCTACAGCTGAAAGCGTACCCACTACAACCGCCCGCCTATTCTCGTAGAAATGTGCAGCAAGCATTTTAATTGCGTGAGTTAATGGCGGGTTGATTTGATTCGTTACCGTTCCATTTATCTCTACTCCTCCAAAGCGATCCTCCTCTACTGAGGGAGTATCTAGG